GTCATTTTCTTTTCTTCCTTCATCCAAGAACTATGTTTGCTCAACAATCATCCCGTCATGTACTTCGCCAACTGTTTAATAGGGGTGGTCTTACTAATTCAGATTAAAATACTTATAATCAATTTCAATACGTCATGCACGGTGACGAGCGAGAGTACGTACCCGCCACAGTGCATATAAGTATACATTTAAACCAGTTGCAGAATCTAATTGTTACTCCTCCAACTATTAATTGAATTAATATTCCCGATTGACCTTTCGACTTGACTAGCGTCACCGAATTTATTAAATTGCTGACGCCTGTTCCGCTTATCGTGATAGCGCTGCTGCTTCTGAGTATTGCTGTCGTGTTTTGATGCAGACACATGATCACGATTGAATCTAATGTTATCGCTTGGTTGTTTATGTGTACGTTGCTGTTCTCCATTTCTTTGATATGAATTATAACAACAGTTAACCCTGTTAGATATATTATGACGACAACCCACTGAATGTATACATAAACCATCTTCAGTAAAGAACATGTCAAAAGTCTTAAGCTTATACTTATTAGCCAACGTTGACACCGTCTGCTTATTGATCCATTTATAAGATAATCATTATGATGCAACCGCTGCGCTCTTAGCCGGTCGAGCTTGTCGTAACATCGAACCAAGGTGATGTACGTTACTCCAACGTGATGCAAAACAGCTTCAACCCTACCATTAACTTCACCTTCTAGAGTGGGTAAGATGACGTAAGAATCCCAGCATTTGAACGGCTTGTATCTCTTTGAGACACCATTACTAAACACTTCAACAATACTACACTCATTCATGCGGCACGCTGCTCCAACATGATATTTGGCTAAACCCTTACCGTTAATAGTACTGTCAACGTGAGATAAGGCATGCATCATAGCTAATGGGAATCCTTCTAATCCATGGGTACCATATACATAATCAGAGCCTGACACCAAATCGTCAAAATCAACCTTAATTGAAACGTCATTTGCATCAATGTTATTATTATACTTAACACGAGTCACATCAATAACAGCCTGCTTGTCAAGATTAACGTTAAAGTTAAACTTATGTAAATATGACAATAAACTTACAACTTCAGCCTTTGAATGATTATCATAATACATTTCAAATAATGCAGATAAAAACTGATTATGATCAGCTGTTTGCAAGTAAGTCATTAGTGTATCATCATGATGCCCATCAACGTTCTTGTAACCACCAATAAGGCGTTTACATTCTTTGGTGAAATGGCCTATGAATACTAATTCATCCTTCATCCGTAATAATGCTTCAACTCGAGCTAGAATGCTAGGATCCTTAGCAGGTAAGCGATTCATAACACGCTCAGTTACGTTAATGGCTTCCAAGATAGCTTTAATCTTAGCATCTTCGACGATCTCAACGTCAAGAGAAACGTTCTTCAATCTCTCCTCTTTCAAAGCGGCTAACTCTATTTTCAATTTATTATTTTCGGCACGTAATGCATCATTCTCATCACGTAAATCAAAATTCTCAGCCTGTAAGTTAACGTCAAAACGCGTTAAACCAACAGGTTCAGGTTGATTCAATTCAGCTGTAGAGTTAGCGGCACCACTAACTTTTAACTCCTTTTCATTGAATTCTGCTTCAACTTCATCAGCCCATGATAATATTGGTTGCTCATTCACACTTGAATGGTCAAAACCACTAACTGATCCATTTCCAGAATCAAAACTACATTGATCGTGCCCACCGGGTACAACAGGTGAGGAAACCTGTTGCACTACCAAAGCTGGCACGACGTAACACAAATTGACTGGTTGGTGAGATACCAAACCATAACTAACTGGTGTGTAGTTCATCTTATTGAAATGATTATTTCCGTAGTTAATATTTATGTTTTCAGTATATCGAGGACGTCCTTGAGACAGGTCTAGTTCATACAGAATCTTAAATTTTCTAC